ACAAAGACGTTGAAAAGGGATACGATGTGCGCCTAAATGAAATGTGGCGATTCTATGAAGTAAAAAAGACACACATTCAACAGCAAATGGAGAACCGAGCTTTGAATATGATTTTAAGGCAAGTTATTGGCGATGAATATTTCTACATCGAGTTTTAGACCTTTAAATCATTTACGCGCCCGTTTTTTCTATAAAGAAAAAATAACGTTAATAGTGCTATATTTATTATCATACTAACTAATCCTGCGACAATTAGTGAAATATCAATTATGAAATACCCATGTAGCAACCAAAGCAAATTAGTTATTAGAATAAGTGATAAAGAGTATAATGACAAATCCTTTACACTTTTTGTTATATAAGTTTTGTATAATTGGGGAAATAATTGAATCGAATTTACTATTGGTGCTAATGTTGCTACGACAATTGGTATCATTATATATTTATTCTATAAAATAATAGATTTAAATTAGAAAAAGGAGAAATGTTTTACACGATCAATTCCATCGGTTCTTGGTCCATCATATTAATATTGGGAGGCAAAGTCGAGAGGTCTAGTAAATATTTTACGTCATTTGCTAAATAAAGATTCAAAGACATATCGCAATTACGAATCGCACATTGTTTTGTCCATGTTTCTAATTTCAATATGTCATTAAGAGCTAGTACACGGCCGTCAACACCACAATGTTGCGGTGGTCTTTTTCCTGGTTTTCCTTCGGTATGTTTTATGCGCCATTCACATGAAAGTGCGTTTTTATGATCTGGGAATCCGGATAAAAGGGCATAAATTTCCCATCCACCGCCGCGACCATGTGTGTATCTAGCACCACCAACGATTTCTTCATTATGTTGGCGGAGACGGCGCTTAGGGTTATTAGTAGATCCATTGTATGTTAAATGGCTATATTTGGGGTTTTTATTTCGTAAAATATAGCAATACCATGTTTGGGGTTCTATCGATTTTTCCATAATATACTATTATGATATTATACCGCCCGGAAAGATTCCGCCCCTTCTGGAATAGGCGCCAATGTTTTTGGTTTGGATTTGCGTTTTTTTGTTTTTTTTGATTCAATTGCTCCAATTTCTCCAATTGCTCCTTTTGATTCAATTGCTTCAATTGCTTCGCTTACGCTTGCTACAGTGTGGACAATAGGCGTAGCAGTTTTTTTCTTAGACTCTTTTGATGGAGGATGTTCATCTACAATATGAAGTGTTCTTTTTGTAGGGTCTAATGATAATAATTCTTCTAATGTTGCAGAAGAATATTTTTTTGCGTCCTTTATGTGTGTTTGTTTATTTAATGATTCAACTTTTCTGTGGAATTGTTTTGTTATTTCAAAAACATTTAATATATCTCTTCTATTCCAAAAGTCTTCGTTGTTGTAATTATTTTTAATATGAGAACCGAAATTCTTATCCATATCACTAAGTTGTAATAAATCGATGGGATATTTTTTTGCAATGCAGAAAAAAATAACAATTCCCAGACTCCATAAATCAGCTTGAAACAATCTAGATCTATTAAGTTCTTCTGGATCACGTTTTAATAATAATGGATCCAATGTATCGGGAGTTCCTAAATCAGGCTTTTTACAATAAACGTCAAAACTAGATGAAAAATCGCATGACAATCAAAAATCTATATATTTTATTTCGTATGTTTGTGGGTGAATCATTATATTTTCTGGTTTAATGTCACGATGAGCTATGCCGAGGTGATGTATTAAACTTAACCCATTACATAAATTACTTGTTAATTCCATATGCGCAATAGATAATAAAGGAGAAGTTTTTTTGTCTTTATCTTTATCTTTATTAAATAAGCGAGAACCTGCGGTTGATATATTATGCCTTGTTTGATCACGGTCTTCCATAAAACGAAAAATATCTTCCATACTTTTCCCATAATTAGGATCATTACGTATAAAAATATTTAACATAACATAATCAAAAAGGCCCTGTGAAATTAAGTAATATTCCAAGGGGTCTTCTTTTTTATAAACACCCTTAAAACATAATATATATTTGCTACAATGAGATTGTAATTTGCTTAAAATGCTGGCTTCGTTTTTAATAACTTTAATTTTTTCACCAATTTTTTTTTGTTTTATTCTTAAAATTAATCCTTTGATGACACTCTCTGGTTTCCCCGTTAATTCTTTCTTAATTGCGTCCGTATGTATTCTTATAAATTCTTCTATTTCCTCTCCTACTCTTATGATTTTAGTAGCATAATTCGTACCACCCGGAGAAAATGTTTTATGAACTGTACCAAACCCACCTGATCCAACCATGCTTCTACTTCTACTACCTTGGTCAAACCTAAATTTATCTTCTGGAAACTCTGTAATTTCTTCTTCTTCTTCAACCATACCACCGCGCCCAATCGTGTTACGAATCGTATTACCAATCGTTTTACGAAGTTTTTTTTTGTTTTTTTTTGTTATTCTTTTTTCAAATGATTTCATATATATAATAATTAGAGAACATAAATTGGGAGTGTATCTAAATCTACTAGGTTCTCGATTTCTTGATTTTTAGTTGTAGTAAACTTGTTAAAATACTTGAACTCGAACTGCATCTCTGGTGTATGATTGTGCACAGTTCTAGCAATCATTTTATATAATTTAAATCCTGGATATCTTTCATCGCCGTTTCTTTTATATAAAACGTTGCGGCCTTCGTCATCAGTGCACCATCTATGTACTGTCTTTTGTAATTCATTAAAATCGTCTGGGTTTTCGTCATCATCAATAACAAAATCATACAATGAACACCCTAATCTACATAAATCGAAACTGTAATTAGGATCGATTCGTGGTTTTTTGTCGTTCATGAATGGCTCGCAATTGTATTGTGTCGATGCGTCTCCCCCTGGTCCAAAACTATCACTACAGAAAAGTTTTCCATTAAATTTATATATGGCGCGGCCGAAATCGATTATTTTATATATTTTGCCATAAGTTGGCACCTTATATACCACATTTTTATATTTATAATATAGGTTCTCGATTTCTGTTTTTATAAACATAATATTATTGGTATGGAGGTCATTGTGGGTAAAATGAAACATTTTTTGATAGGCCAATAACGTCATAATGACTTGGAATAATGCGGCAGATGCCTCTTTTTCTCCTATCTTTCCTTTTTCGAAGAGTTCGTCTAATGTGCCGTCGCATTTTTCCAGACAAATTAATTGCACAGGGAAATTGTTTATGTAGGCATATTTATTTATTTCATCATCTTCATATTCACCGCTCGATTCTTCGGTTTCCCAATCACTATTTTCTTCATTGTTGTCTTCATTATCATTATCAGTGTTGTCTTCACTATCACTGTCCGTCTCACTATCACCATGATTATCACTATGACTATTATTATTACCATCACTTATACTATGACTATCATTAGAACTATCACTAGAACTATCATCATTTTCCTCTTCGAGTTTCTCATAAACTAATTCATGATCGTTTACAGTAGGATTGTTGCCAACATCGTTGTTTTTATCCAAGTCTTCTACTGAAATAGCAGTTATGTTATGATCATTTGAGTTCGATATTCGAAGTTTTATTTTGTTGTTTCGAGAACCAAAATTGGTAAACTCATTATCCTGTGAAACAGATATTGAAAAAAGTGAATTTAGATTCTTATCAAAAAAGGAGGAACCGGTTAAATAATCCAAATCATCTGTGACGTTCATTTTATGTTTTTCTTGTACTCCCAAATATGATCCATAGTATTCTAAACCATGAACAAATCCGTGCGTAGCAAGGCACTGATTTGCTAAATAACAGAAAAAATTATCTGTATACGCTGAATTGTTATAATCCAATAACTTATTATGCGTTTTTTGTGCACCATTTACTGGGTCTGTGTGTGTCACTACGTAAGGTAATCCATTAATGTTCTCGATATCTGTTTTATATTTTCCTGTCATGTACCTGAGTGGGTCCAAAAGAGGAGAATATTTTATAAAGGTTGGTTTCGAAATGTCCTCTTTGGTTTCGGGATCGAATACTAAATCTTGGGTTTTTAATGCATATTTATGATTTAAAGAAATGCTATTGAAATTATTCTCATTTAATTCGAAAAACTGAGAGTAAACTGGGTTGTATTTTTGTAAGTTTTTAATGCGGTAAGGGTTGTAATTATGTTCGGTATCTTCTTGGTCGGGTAAATAGTTTTTCTCTAAAGATTCCAAGTCGATCGGTTTGGTTTTTTTATAATGGATGCTAAATTTAGGGGATTCTGTCATTTTATTTTATGAAAGACTATAAGTGGTTTGTATATTAAAAATGTTGTATTTTTACCGAATAATATACGTTGACCCATTATAAATCTAATATCTATATATTCATATATTGCATTGATATGACATTGGAATTGAAGAAATTCAGTATGCGTGAGATCACTTTTAAGCCTGATGAGAACAAGGGTCCTGTTATTGTTATGATCGGTCGTCGTGACACTGGTAAATCTTATTTGGTGCGCGATTTATTGTTTTATCATCAAGATATTCCAATCGGTACAGTTATTTCAGGAACAGAAGCAGGCAATGGCTTTTATGCTCAGCATGTTCCTAAATTATTTATTCATGAAGAGTATAATACTGTGTTAATCGAGAACATTTTACGTAGACAAAAAACTGTCTTGAAACAGGTAAACAAAGAGATAGAAACATACAAAAGAACAACCATCGATCCAAGAACTTTTGTTATTTTAGATGATTGCTTGTATGATCAAACATGGACCCGTGATAAGATGATGCGTCTCCTATTTATGAACGGGCGGCATTGGAAGGTCATGTTAATCATCACAATGCAATATCCGTTAGGCATTCCGCCCAACCTGAGAACCAACATAGATTATGTTTTTATTTTACGAGAACCTTACCTGACAAATCGAAAACGTATCTGGGAGAATTATGCAAGTATGTTTCCAACATTGGAGTCCTTTTGTGCAGTCATGGATCAAACAACTGAGAATTATGAGTGTTTGGTAATAAATAACAATGCAAAGTCAAACAAATTGAACGATCAAATATTCTGGTACAAAGCAGAAAACCACCCGGATTTCAAGTTGGGATCAAAAGAATTCTGGGAAATATCGAAAAATATGGGATCGGATGATGAAGATGAAGCTTATGATCCAAGTAAATCTAAAAAGCGCACGGGTCCTGCTATCAATGTAAAAAAAAATAAATGGTAAAAATCGTGAACATGATATTTGGGACGAGCAAAATAATAAATGGCTCGATTGTGGTAACGAAAAGCGCTTTTTTATACAGAAAGCGCTTTTTATATACAGGTTGGCTCTATAAATGTCAAAACGAAAATAAACAAAAATATTTCGCTGCATTATCGAGACGAATCTTGCTCCCGATGTTGCGGGAACAATATTTTGCTTTTATAAACCCGTTTTTGAATTTAATAAGCATCCAAAA